AAAGAAGATTACTTCGATGATACTGTCTTACGAAAAGTATTTGAGACGGCTTCCGACTACTTGGAAAAGTACAAGGAGCCGCCTTCTCTTGAAGCTTTAAAGATTGCTGTTGATAAAAGAAAGGATCTGACTGAAGATACATATCAAGGTGTTCATGCATTAGTAGGTGAACTATCTATTGATAAAGATACCAATATAGAATTTTTGATTGATGAAACAGAAAAGTTTTGTCAAGACAAAGATTTATATAATAGTATCCGAAAGTCAATCCTAATTCTTGATGGACAAAACACTGACCAAGGGAAAGGCGAAATACCAAGGCTGTTATCTGATAGCTTAGGTATTAGCTTTGACCAATCGGTCGGTCACGATTTCCTTGAAGATGTCGATGACCGTTATGAACATTATCATCGCAAAGAAGAAAGGATTCCATTTGATATTGATATCCTCAACAAAATTACAAAGGGTGGCATACCTCGTAAATCTATGACTGTCTTGTTGGCAACAACAGGTGGTGGTAAGTCTTTACTTAAATGTCACATGGCAGCAAATCATTTGATGTATGGAAAGAATGTTCTGTATATTACAATGGAAATGGCTGCTGAAGAAATTGGCCGTCGTATTGACGCAAACATTATGGATATTACTTTGGACGAAGTTGCTGAAGTACCTCGTGATGTATTTGAAAAGCGTATGGCTCGATATAAAACAAAGACAACAGGTAAGCTTGTCATTAAAGAGTTCCCTACAGGTTCAGCTCATAGCGGTCACTTCCGCCATTTGTTGAATGAACTCAAACTTAAAAAGAACTTCAGTCCTGATGTTATCTTTTTGGATTACCTGAATATTTGTTCTTCGTCTCGAGTAAAAGGTGCGGCAGCTGCTAACAGTTATACTTTAGTCAAATCAATCGCAGAAGAAGTTCGTGGATTGGCAATGGAATACAATTGTGCAATCGTTACCTCTTCTCAATATAACAGAGATGCGTATGGTAACTCTGATGTTGACTTGACCAATACTTCTGAATCTATGGGTATTACTCATACAGCCGATGCAATATTTGGTTTGGTAAGTTCAGAATACCTTGACGAAATGAATCAGCTGATGATTAAACAATTGAAGAATCGTTGGGGAGACATTAGTTATTATCGCAGATTCCTTGTAGGTATTGAAAGAGCAAAGATGAAAATCTATGAACTTGAAGAATCTGCTCAATCAAATATAAATCTTGACGGTCCTGGAGGTGGTCAATCGCCGGGAAAGAAACAGAATTATGATGATGGTCCTGTATTTGACAAGACCGATATCGGACTTAGGTTAAATAAACGTAAGCCTGGTAAAAATGTCTTTGGAGATGTTGAACTGAGATAGACTTGTCTGTATAAATAAACTAAAGTATACTAGAATCATAATAGGTAATTTATGCGCAGGTTTAAAACATTTGTTGCCGAAGCTTCAATCTTGAAACCCGATTATGTTATTGGACATAAGGTTGTATTCAAAGGCAAAGATTTTCCGACCCTTGTCAAAATGGGTTATAAGGAAGGTGACATTTTTGAAATCGTAGGTCCTGGTTCAAAGGTTGATGCTTTTGATGGAAAGGAAGACGGACAGTTTGAAAAGTTTCTTCAAGCACCTGATGGAAAAATCATTCATATCAAAGGAGGTCAGGGAACTCGTTCTCAGGCCTTTACTCATTATAAAGAAGGTGGCGGAATGCCATCTGGTGCAGAATGGGAAGACCTGATTGTATTTGCATATAACCAATTAAAAGGTCAAGATACCGACTCTGAAACAGAAAAGGTTGCCATGAAATATTGGGGATCTTATCAATCACAAGCAGAAACAATTGCTAAGAACTTTGATAAAGGTTTATCTGCAAGAGCATTAGTTCAGACAGGACGTGGTGGTGCAGTAGGAACTGTTACTCTTGGTCCTATATGGCAAAAACAAGGTGCAAGAGATAAGACTCCTAAAACTGATATTGCCTCAAACGACTTCAAAGAAAAGATTTCATTAAAGAAAGGTGGTGGTTCTCAATTAGCATCTGCGAAAAAGAAAGAAGCTATTGCCATTGTTGAAGCTGCATTATCTGAAATGGGTAATGAAAAGAAATTTGCTTCCAACTTAGTTACTGAAATGGAAACAAAGATGACAGAACTCATATCATTAGAAACTGTCACTAACCTAAAGAAACAATCAAAAGCAGGTGTTAAGACTGCTGAAGTTATTGACTTTCAGGAAAAAGATAAAAACAACAAAGAACTTGGTGACATGCTTTCAACTTATCTTAATCAGGATAATGAAACAAATGCACTATTTAGTAAGTATGTAGTTTTAGAAGCAAGTACAGGTAATAACAAATTTGGTTCTCCTGAAGCAAAAGCAGCCGCTAACCTATTAGGTAAATTTGAAGTAAGCGGTAATGTTGTTCTTGAACCTATCAGTTCTATTCACGATCCCATTATTAAAAAGTATTCATCTACTGTAAAGCCTTATGTTGCATTTAAGAAAGGTGGTGGAAATAGTCCTGCCTATTCTGCTTTACGATTAGGTATTAAAGAAGACATTCAATCATTCAGAGATATTATAGTTGAAGAACTATCTAATGTTGATGGTTTATTAACTGAAGACTTTCTTTGTGAAGGTCCTTTTGATATGTTAAAGAAAGCTACAAGTAGAGCAAGAGAAATTGGTTCTGCTTTAATGTCAAAAGTTAAGAATGCTGTAATGGCAGTTATTAAAAAGGTCGGAGCAATGTTGAAAAAGATTGCTTCCTTAGGACGTAAGATGTTCGGTGCGTTAATGAAGTTTCTTGGATTAGATATATTATTCGCAAACAATATTCCAGGTGAGGTATCACTATAATGCCAAAAGGTTATAAAGATTTTATTGAAGAAGGACCTAACGATCCTGCGATTTTTAAAGCTATCTTTTTAGCAGGTGGACCGGGTTCAGGTAAATCCTTTATTGTTGGAAAGACATCATTAATGACTCATGGATTTAAACTTGTAAATTCAGACGATGCATTTGAAAAGGCAATGGATAAAGCAGGATTAACAATGGATCCTGAATCTATCTTTTCTGCACAAGGACAAGCAATACGAGATAAAGCAAAAAGAATTACAGGACTTCGTTTAGAAAGATATATCGAAGGCCGATTAGGTTTAGTCATTGATGGTACAGGTAAAGATGCAGAGAAAATTAAAGCTCAAGCAGCAAAACTTAAAACATTAGGTTATGACGTAGCAATGATTTTTGTAAATACAGATTTAGATACTGCTATCAAACGTAATGATATGAGACCAAGATCCTTACCTACAACTCAAGTAGCAACAATGTGGAAAGCAGTTCAGAAAAACATAGGACGATTCCAATCAATGTTCAAAGACAATATGTTGATTCTTGATAACAACGACGGTGATGATTTTAGTTCAACGGCTCAGTATGGTTATAAATGGGGTAAGAAGTTTGCTGAGAAACCTATCAAACATATACAAGCAATTAAATGGTTAGCATCGTTTAAGGAAATGACCGAAGCAACATTAGCTTCAAGCCATTCAGCAATACTTGATGCATTATGGACAGATGTAAAAAAGAAGTTAGAAACAGATTTAAAACGTGGAGGTAACTTAAAGGACCTCGATGATATTGCTGCTCTCGTAAATAAAAAAGTAGAATTAGATACAAGGCATAAAGGATATTCAAGGTTGAAGAAAAGAAAATGAAGTCATATAATCAATACATAGCGGAAGCTGCACAGAATCTACATATGACTCATCTTGAGGATGCTGTTATTGATGGTGGTGTCACAGGAACACGTAACGTAATTAACTATATTCGCAATATACGCGATATGCTTTCAGGAAACACTGCGGCTCCTGTTAGTTTAACAACAAAGTGGGACGGTGCTCCTGCGATCTTTGCTGGTAAAGACCCAAGTGATGGAAAATTCTTTGTCGCAAAGAAAGGAGTATTTAATAAAACTCCAAAACTATATAAAACAAACGCAGAAATAGATAATGACCTATCAGGTGACCTCAATGCTAAATTTAAAATCGCATTAAGTGAGCTTGCCAAGATAGGAATTGAAGGAGTAGTGCAAGGTGATTTCTTATATTCAAAAAGCGATCTTAAAACAGAAAATATTGATGGAGAACCGCATGTTACTTTCCATCCTAATACCATTGTTTACGCGGTACCTAAATCATCAGACCTCGGTAAGAAAATATCAAACTCAGAAATCGGTGTGGTCTGGCATACAACATACGGAGGACCAACTCTTGACTCAATGTCTGCAAGTTTTGGTCAGGCGATCTCAAGCAAACTTAAAGAAGTTAAAACAGTATGGCATGTAGACGCAACGTTTAAAGATATATCAGGTTCAGCAACATTTACAAAAGAAGAGAACAAAGATATTACGGATATGCTATCTGAAGCAGGTAGATTATTCAGGAAGATAGATGCAAAAATTCTAAACGAGTTTAGTAATAACACAGATTTAAATCAAAAAGTAAATACATACATTAATTCAAAAGTAAGAGAAGGACAACGTGTAGGTGCAATTAAACCTTTCGTAGCAGGACTTCAGAAATACATACAAGATTATTATAGAAAACAAGCTGATGCAAGAAAGACACCTGCTGGTAAGAAAACACAAATGGATAAAGCAGCAGCAACTTTAGCAATCTTTTCAAAATCAAATCTGAGAAAGATTGAAGAGATCTTTACATTATATGATAAACTTGTTGATATTAAAGGCGTGATTATAAATAAATTAAATAAAGTTCAGGGTATTCGTACTCTGCTTAAAACAAATAAAGGGTTTGAAGTAACAGGTCAAGAAGGATTTGTTGCGATTGACCAATACGGAACAAATGCACTAAAGATTGTTGACCGACTTGAATTTAGTAAAGCAAACTTCAGTCCTGAATATATTAAAGGGTGGCAAAAATAATGGCATTCGTAACAGTACCAGGAAGTAATGGAACGTGGGAATATGACAACGCAGCAACCGCTGCTGATACCTATGTTGACTCTCCAGGAACAGTCTCCGCGGGTGTTAGAACATTTACAGTACCTAATTCAGGTGGTTACACAACACAAACTTATATCAAATGTAGGAAGCCAGGAAAAACTCTGGTGAATGGTGAAATTAATAAAGACTTTTATGATTACAGATTCAGTCAAGGAACACCATAATGGCAATGTGGAATATAGATACCCAAGCGTATCTGGACAACAATAAAACATTATTTGAAGCATTTCAAATCGCAGATAAAGATGGTAATATCATTAATACCTTCGGCGCTGCGTCTAACATTCCTATCGCAGCCGGTTTAGTAGACGGCTATTCTCATATTAATAAATTTGGATATACAGGTACTGATATTAATGGTACTTGTACTATTTGGGACCACAATGGAACCACCGCAGAATATCCATACCCTGCAGCAGGTGTCGTCACAGTTACTGGTGGAAATTCAGATAACGACGGAGATACAGTTGAAGTTCAAGGATTGGATGCTGACTATAATTTACAAACAGTAAATGTTGCTGTAGGCGCATCGACAACTGAAACATTTTTACGAGTATTTAGAGCTCGTATGGTCACAGCAGATAATACCACAGATATTAGTGTTTCAATTAATGGTACAGTCGTTGCTAAAATTTTAGATGGGAATGGTCAAACACTGATGTCAGTTTATACTATCCCAGCAGGAAAGACTGGATATCTCATGCAGATTAT